AAGCATGGAGATTCTCTAGAAGTAATTCCTGTTAAGGAGAATGTAGCAAGTGAGCAATTAGCACTTGTTACACATGCATGGTTGTCACATCCAGAAGCTAATCCTAAGCCACCAACTGAACATGAATTATACGAGAAAAGGAAAAAAGAACATGAGTAAACCAGAATTAAGACAATATCAAAAAGACGCAATAGAACAGATAGAAGGAGCGATGGTATTCGGGTCAACCGAGATATCACTTAACGGTCCGACATCGTTCGGTAAAACAATTACCATGGCTCAATTTATCAAAGACCAGGTTGATCTTGGACGCAGTGTTGTATTCATGATGAACCTTACTGCACTGGTTGAACAAACAATGGACACACTCAAATCTCTACATGTACCATACAAGGTCGTAGCAGCCGAATTTGACGGCTTAGAGTTCGATCACCAAGCCAAGGTAACGATTGCTATGCAACAGACCTTATATGCTCGCCTACATCCAGCTGAAAAAAAAGATGGAAAGAGAAACAAACCAATAGAACCGCCTAAGTGTGATGTGCTTGTTGTGGATGAATTTCACAGAAGTTTTAGAACCGACACAATGGAGGCTGTAAAACATAAGCTTAAGCCAGAAGTTATAGTTGGAGTCTCAGCTACGAACTACGACGAGAAAGGTTATGCACTTCAAGGTGTAGACATTATCGAGACAAAGACCGTAAGACAACTTACCGATGATGGATTTCTGACACCACTTAGAGTATATTCCGTAGAGTTCGCAGAACAGATGGATTATACAGAAGCTGGTTCTGGAGAATATTCAGAACAATTCCTAAATGGAAAAATAAACAACGATGAATTCAACGAACATATCGTAAATGCTTGGCATAAGATTGCCAAGGGAAAGAAGACTATTGCCTTCTGTACCGGTATCGAGCATTCAGAGGCCCTAGCAGAGAATTTTAGAGCTTCTGGAGAAGAAGCCTATGCTTATCATAGCAAGATGACAAAAAAGCATTCTAGGGCCATTATGGACAAGTTTAAAAAAGATGGAGGAATCTTATGTTCTGTCGGGAAAGTTCTCGTCGGATTTGATGATCCATCTATCGAATGTGGTATTGCAGCAAGACCAACAAGAACAAGACGAGTTTGGCAACAAGCATGTGGAAGAATGATCCGCTTATTCGAGGGAAAGAAAGAGGCAATCTTACTCGACTGTGCTCAATGGACATCAGAACATGGATTCTATGATGATGACTACCATGCTCCAGACTATGGAGACAAGGAAGGACTAAAGAAAGAAAAAGAAAAAGCTGCAATTCAAGTTATGCCAACAATCGTAGCAGAAGAACCAACCCTTGTTGACAGAAACATTGTACTCAAGAAGGTTGAAGAACTTGATGCTAAACGTAAACAGATTCCAGAATTACAGGTCAAGGATTTGATAGCTATTTACGAAACATCACAGGAACCTCTTGAGATACTTCGTGTTGCATTCGAGATGAATAGACGCAAGACTGGAACCACATACACAAGAGCAAATGTAGAATGGATCTCTGAAGAGTGGGATACAATGATCAAGAGATTTCCACAGTATCACACCAGACTACTTAAGACTCTTAGAACCATGGCAAAGAACAAAGTGTCTGGAGGAAAGAAGCTTGCTGCACTACACTATTCACCAGAATGGCTAATGGAACAATCTCCATATAGAGACTATACGGAACCAGACTCAGTTGATGTCAGCGATGAAGTTGCAGGACAGTATGAACAGTATGATGATCTGGAGGTGCCATTTTGATTACAGCATTCGAGAGAGATGAGAGAGAAGAGTTCTATTACCGCTCATTCAGACACCTAACGGAATTATATGGAAAACGACCAACTCATGAAGAGATGCTTATGTATGTGGCACTAATTCTTAAGGAAGACCCTATAGAATTATCAATTGCATTATTAAAACTAAAACAAGGAGAACAGCAATATGAAAGAGCAAACTACTTCGTCGATGACGATAGAGCAATGGCAACACTTCGAGACGAAATACAAGCAGGCGATTAAAGACGACAAAACTTCATTCAACTTTATGGACAATGAAGTTCTTGTAACTTACGCTAAGTACCTACTCGAATGGAAGGGGAACCTATGAAACTTGGAACACTAGATGTCGGAGTTTGGTTCATGATGAACCATAAATGGTATAGAATTAAATACGTTGGAACCAAGAACGTAAAGGCAGAACAGATAGGCTCACCTAAAGAATACACATTCAGTATAGACACAGAAGTGCATAAACAATAAACCACAGGGCATTGAGATACTGAATGTAATATTTTAGTACCTGGGTTTCTGCGGAGTTTCCCGGCGAAAAATAAACAGATACTTTTGTAAGTCCCTAGTGTATTTCTAATTTGGTTGTATTTGACATGCAACTTTCCTTTCATGAACCGTCATTTGCCTTATTCAGATGACGGGGATTAATGCCTCTCTGTATAGAGAGAGAGAGAAGAGAAGAGAAGAGAATTTACAAGAGAAGAGAAGGAAACCGTAATGTGACCGTACTGTGACCTTAAGGTTTATATCAAAAACCGTAATGTGACCGTACTGTTACCGTACGGGTATGTACCAACTATTTACCCGTTATGGGCCGGCACTGACGTGCCGGGAACCTAGAACCAACAACACACTACCCTCTAAGACTAAAATGATATAATTTCATATCGAGTTTAGAAAAAGTAAGTAGGTAAGCATCCTGTGGCGGGACGCCTACTTACTCTTTGTGAGCTTGAAAGTCCCGCCACGACTTCAAATACAACAACTCACCAATACAATTAAAACTTTGTGGCGAACAAAGGTAAGCAATGAACAAGAAGATTCTAAAATCAATATTGTCACAATTCGATTGTGTAAATGTTGAATATGAACCTGAAGACTATATTAGTTTTTCAGCACTAGGTAAAGCTAACGGATCTGTAAGATTTAATCTCATATTTGACTACAGCAAATCAGGTAATGCAGTCAAGTCAAGAGAACTAACAATCAAGAATCCACAAGTAGCAATCAAAGTATTTGAAACACTACTATGGGGAAGAAGAGCACAAGAAAGTGAAACCAACGACTTCCTTGAAACAATGCTAGTTGGAAAAGATAAAGAAGGAAAATCAGGATGGTAGTAAAAATTATAGCCGGAGAAGGACAAGATCTAGAAGAAATTTTCATGGATAATGTAAAAACAATTACAAAAGTATGGGACGGAGCAGAAATCATGGATAGAGATGATGTAGTTACTCACATAGCTGATCCAGAAGGTGCACTGATTACAGTATTCACAGACAACGGAGTTCAAATAGAACCTACACCCACACAAATAGGAGAATAAAATGGTAAGCCAAACAGAAGAAAAAAGAGGAAGAGCTGATATATTATATACAGCTCAAATATTCAGCACAAAAGACTATGACATGTTTAGCCCATATGTGGGACAACCAAAGCAACGTGCAGAATTGAACGCAAATAACATCTCGAAAACAATGATTAGAGATGGAAAAAATATGGAACCAATTGTCATCAATGATAACTTTGAAATACTTGATGGTAATACAAGATTTTACGTAGCAAAGAAATACAACTTAAACCTTGTGTTCAGAATGAGAAGAGATGATATTGTATCTGATGAAGAATATGCTAAAGAAATTAATATATCTCAGAAGAAAATGTCACAACTAGAGCTACTAGAAATGTTCTCAAATCTTAACAAAAAAGAATACGTAAGACTTTATTCATTCATGAAGACAATAGACAGAAGAGTGACACTAGCAATGCTAACAAAGATAGAACCGAAGCTTACGAGTAAGAAAATTAAAAATGGAGACATTCAGCCAGTCAACTACATATCTCTTGGAAGAAAAGTTAGAACAGTAATGTCAATCCATGAAGCGTTCGGGAACAAGCAGGCAAGCCTAAGTGCACTGTTCGGAGAAGTAGGTGCTGTAATGAACATTACTAGAGAAGGCAAAACCATCATGAGTCCAAAAAGACTAATAAGTAAGATCAAGAAATATGTAGATGCAATCTACAAGACGATGGGTGTAAACAAAATAACAGATAGACCAAACATGAGAAGATTCTTTGAGACAGCATATAACTACAACGAGAAGAAGACACATGTAGACATCTACAGACAATACGATGTAGAATAATGAGATTAGAAGACGAAATATTTGAATATATTAACGCACGCTCAGACAGAACACTAGATCCACATATGGTAAATACCATGATCTACTGGTTCTTATCTGTCGTGGTAAATAAGAAAAAGAGAACAATGACCATAGGTCATAACTCTATGCTTATGAACTACTATGGCTTAGTCTTTGCTAAATCAAACAGTGGTAAATCATATATACTTGGACTACTGCTAAAACTATTTGATGACAAGGCATATGCAGATATGCTGTTGGCATTATTTAACTCAAGAACAGAGGCATTACCAAATGGAGACCAAACAGATACAGCGTTACAACGTAAATTCATTAAGGCTTTTCCTCCGATTAAGAAGGATTCAACGACTCAAGCAATTCATAAGGCTGCAGAGGCTATTGGAACAGCCGCTCACACCAACGGGAGCTTCAACATCTACTCGGATGAATTCTTTGCTAATGCATCTGAACCAATCCTTGACATGCTTGTTGAAGGACATGATGGAATATACAAAGCACCCATGATCAAAGGTAAGAAGGACGAAGAGTTCCTTGAATACAATGACATAGATGGCTTGACCACTAATGTACTAGGACTCTCATCTGTTGCTGCAATCATGAAGGATCAAAAACGTCTGTCTACTTTCATCGGGGAGATGGAGAGAGCTTGGTTCAAGAGAAGCTTCGTGTACTTCAACGATGCATTCAAGCCTGAAGCAAGAGATGAACAGTTAATTCATGTACCTGTACTCAGTGCAGAGCTGAACCACCTACTTGACATGTCAAGAGATGCTGTTCAAGAATGCCCAGAAGAAATAACACTTAGTGAGACAGTGATGGTTCTATTTAACAAGAAACGAAAGGAATATATTAATGGAACCAACACAAGTAGATTTGCCGGACTTCTTGACATATATAAAACTGCTAAACTCGCAGGAATTCTGGCATGCTCCAACTTCCGAACAACAGTCGATGATAAAGATTGGGACAGAGCAGTTAAATTCGATGCCGAATCGTTCAAACATTCAGAAGAATTCTGCTCACTTGAACATCCCCACATTAGAGTGTATGCAGAAGTTAGCAAGGGAGCACAGAATGAACATGAGCTTGTTGAGAGCGGAATTATGCCTGGTGCCAAAAATAAACGTGCTGACATCCTTGAACTTGTCAACCAGATGGCGTACACTAAAAATAAACGATTCGTTGTGGCAGGAGATAAGATTCGGAAATTCAGCATAGTTGACCTAGAGGTAAACAAACTAGACAAGATGATAATCTCAACGGCAGCAAAGATCTCAAACAAGCCTGAAATGGAAATAGACTTCCGTTCACAAGAGGTTCCATTCTTCGATGCTGAAATGAGCGTTGAAGGCTTATTAAAGTCACAGGTACAGTCTTACTGTCTGAATCATTTTGAAGCCACTGACAAGGCTCCTAATGGCCATAGAAAGAAAGAGTATGTAATACCTGGACAGAACATGATAGCATTCGACATAGATGAAGGAATGACTATTGAAGATATGGTGCAAATACTTGAACCATATCAGTATTTATTGTATACTACTAAGTCCCATAGGAAGGAAAAAAATGGAGTCGTTTGCGACAGATTCAGAGTTATTATCCCAACAAAAACTACGTTCTATGTTAACCCTGAAGAACACAAGGGGCTCTACGAGAATATATCACGAGTACTCGAAATACCTTCATATGATGTTGCAACTAGGAATCAAGGACGTCTATGGTTCGTCGCTCCAAATGGGGAGATTACCAAGAAATCCACAGGGGATCTACTCGATGTTAGATGCTGTATTCCAGAGACAGAAGTCTCAGAGCACATCATACCGAACATTGAAGGTCTTGATCTCGATGAACAAGACAGACGCATTGCTGGTATGCAGAAATTCGTACTCATCAACGGCGTTGGAGGCAATAGGAACAATGTCATCTTTAGACTGGCTAAGTTCGTCAAAGAACTTAATGGAAATGTTGAAGAGACAGTGTATTCCACAAACAACATGCTTTTGGAACCATTGGCTGAAACTGAAATCAGAACAATATTACAAAACATATAATATAAAATGGAGACCAGATGATAGTCGGAGAACAATATGAATGCGATCACCTACCAGGTGAGACAATGACTGTGGTAAGGATGTATAATCCAAGACTAGGGACTATACGCTCAGAGAATAGCCATAAGGAAATTCTCTTTGCTAAAGAACCACATGATGAACCACACTTATGTCTAGCACATATATCAAAAGCACATACAGAATTAAAAAAGAAGGAGGCAAAACTATGGTAATAATAGAAGATGAACTAGAAATTACAAGACAAGATATCGCAGAAGCAAATGATGCAGATCACCTTGAAAGACTTATAGAGTCTAGAATGCATGAAAGCATATGCAACAAGATGAAGGAAAGCCTGAAAGAAATGTCATTGCTTGACATAGAACCTAGAGACAGTGGAGACTTTATAGTCAAAGCATCAGTGGTTCTGGATACCCAGCAAAACATTTTGACAGCACTTCAGATGCTATCAACTAAACTATACGACGACTACGACTTCACTGAGAACCAAGTAGAAGAAGTACTAGCTGTATTCACACAAAACACAGAAGGATTTTAAGATGGAAAATCAACATAAAAAAATTAAAGGCTATCGTGACCTAAGTCAGCAAGAAATTGATGACATGAATGAGTCGAAAGAATTAGCTGCACAGGTAGGAACACTAATTGAGAAACTATACACGATAGAATCTATCGACAAGAGATGGCTATCTATTGCAAAAACAGACCTACAAAAGGGCTTCATGTCCATGGTTAGAAGTATTGCACAACCGGAGAGTTTCTAATGAGTTATGGATTATCAAGTGCTACGGACTGTAGAGAGACAAAGGCTGGATTGAAAGCATCAATAAAGGAAAGAAAAAGAGCAATGGAGGAATTCATTTCTCTTACAAATAGACTAGACATGAACTGGGAAGCAAGAGCACAAGCCGTTGGTTCACTAGCTATGGACATAAGAAGTATGAAAATTAGACTTAAAAGCATAAGAAGGGAACGCAATGTCAAGAAATAAAAAAGTAGTACTCATCAATGGTGGTTCCGGTACAGGTAAGACATATGCAATTAAAAACCTCATCAACACAGAGGGGGACAAGGTTGCCTACATTAACCTGGACGGAAAGACTCGTCTTGGTTTTAAAGGTAAGTCAAAGATTGCTAAATTTATCACACCCAAAGATCCATTAGAAGTGAACCAGGGTGTAAGGGCAATAGAAGAAGATCCTAATATCGAGTATGTTATCATTGACACTTTATCATTCTACATGGATCAACTTGAACAGAAACATGTGATCTTTGAACATGACTCTCAGGGAGCATGGGGAAAAGTTTACGCAGCGTCAGTTAAAGATCTGCTACACTTTGCAATGAACCAGTCTTCCAAGTCATGGATCTTCATGTCACACACACAAGAAGGGGAGGTGAAGAATTTTGTTACACCAACTAAATCATACGCCAAAGGAGCCGTTGGGAGACTTGGGGTTGAAGCCTACTTCGACACAGTTTTATACACCAACGTCTTTGACAGCGACGAAGCAGAAGACGGGGTTGGTTATAGATTTCAAACAAGAAAGACTAAAGAATCTAGAGGACTTAGTGTTAAATCCCCAGAAGGAATGTTTGAAGACGTCTATACCACTAGCAACGACATTATTGAAATCTTTCGGGCTATAGACGCTTACGACGAAGAAGACTAGAACTACCCGCCGCATTGGCGGTCTACAAGTATATGCTGGAGGAGGTCAGACTATGGCTCTAAATAACAACAAAGGAAGTAAGATGAAGATTTTACGTAGTTGGCAACCAGTGCTGTTATTCGGACTGATGCTCAGCGGCTGTGCAAGTGAGGGCCCTAATTCAATGGGTTCACATGGCAAAGAGAGCTTGCTCTCTGAAAACAAGATCGAGGGATTATATCTCTTTAAGATAGAAACGAACCAGAATGTAATCAATGTTCATTCGGGTAACGATGCAAAGGTGTCAATATGATTAAGTTAATTCTAGCAACACTGTTTGCATTCGCAATGGTGGCCTGTGGAAACATTACAGGTGACACAGCAAACTATGACCAATCTGGTCAGAACAACAGCTACACTTTCAATGAAGGTGATAGAGACTATGGTTCCGGGACTGTACTGGTTTGTGATGATGCAAACTGTTCAGTAATGGTTGACGAATCTGGTAGAACCATCACTTCAAGTGACGATGAAGCTGAAGCAGGTGATGCTATTGTAGGTGACTATGATGCTTCATATACACAATCAGAATGTAATGCAGCAGGATTTTTCTATTGCACTATTGAAGATAAATGTCTGAACCAGAGAGTAGATGATTCATCTAGCTCTTGCTCAAGATAAAAGGAACAATATGAAAAAAATACTATTAGCACTATTGCTAACAGCAGGACTATACGCAGGTAATACTGCGGTAGAACTAGACGATGGAGTAGTATACACAAAAGAAAATGTGTCAGGATATGCAGGTGCTGAATACTATGTAGGAGTACTTGGTTCAATCAACCAAACATCTAAGAGAATGTCAGAAATGAGCTTTCTAGGACATGGTGGAAATGAATTTACAAATGCAGGTCTTGGACTTAACGCAGCAATCAAACTCATTGAGTATGACAATGTGGATACTTACATTGAAGCAAGAGTTTTAAAAAGCTTCTTCATGGAGGAATCAGAGTACATAGATACTGAATCGTGGGGACTATACCTGAAACCTAAGTTCACAATTCTTGAACATGTTAATCTTTATGGACTACTTGGTGTAGCACATATTAAATATACAGCAACAAAATCAGGTGCAGACTTCTCAGGAAGTGGAGTATCTGGTGGAATTGGTGTAGAAATTGACGGTAGAGAAGATATAGGATTCACTGTTGACTATGTAGTAACTGGAGACAGTGTAAACCTATCAATACTAGGTGGAGAATCTATTCACTCAGCTATTACAGTTGGTGTAATATATAGGTTCGACTAATAGAATGGCATTGGTTATAGCGTTGGGGATTCTCGGCGGCCTTGTAAGTCCATTGTCTACGTAGGGGAAAGACTATAAATTAGCCCGTAATAGCTCCTGGCATCAATGCGGAGGGTAAACAAACTAGAACAACTCTATAACAAAAGTCCTACTCCAATAGGCAAACACAGTTAAAGACCCGTAATAAAACCGACGGATGCAATGCCTACACTGATAAAGTAGAAGCATGATAGACCGGTTACTGGGCGAATTTTTATGTAAACAGTTTTTCAAGCTTGATAATAAACCTGTTACGCTGATGAACCTGGGTAGAACAGTAAACTCTACCCTCCAATATAGATTACCTGGCAACTAGAGGAAGTAGTTGTATCCCGTTGCGGAGTAGAGCAGTGGTAGCTCGCTAGCCTCATACGCTAGAGGTAAATTGTTGCGGATGGGAGGCATAGAGTTCTCGCCAGCTTCATACGCTGGATAAGATAGGTGCGATACCTATATCCGCCACCAAAATACGCACCTATGCGAATAAAATAGGGAAACTACACCCTGTGTAGGAAATAATTTATTTTTTGACTGCCAGGAAAGACTGGCACCTATGGGTTCAACAGGACTGAAATATGTTTGAGGACCCACCAATAAAATCAGTTATGATTGAATAACACGTCTAGTTATGTAATTATTATTTGACTTGTAGGAAAGACTACTGAACCCTGATGAACTTGGTGTCCATTAGGGGTTGTTGAGGGGTAGCATAGCGGTAATGCAACGGTTTTTGGTACCGTAGACCTGGGGTTCGAATCCCTATCCCTCAGCCATGGAGTATTGAGAGAGTGGCTTAATCTAACAGGTTGCTAACTTGTCGTACAGAAATGTACCGTTGGTTCGAATCCAACATACTCCTCCACATAGGGCAGTTAGCTCAGTGGTAGAGCATTCCGCTCATAACGGAACGGTCACTGGTTCGACCCCAGTACTGCCCACCACACAGAACCAGCAACATACGATTATGATAGTTGGGCCTGATGAAAAACACAAAGGAGATAATCATGGCAGAAAGCATGTTATCGAAACTCGGAATCGGAAAAGATGTAGTAGCTAAAGTAGAAGCTCAAGAAGTAAGCGAAGGTAGTGCAATACCATCTGGAGTATATGATGCTGCAGTAGATCAGGCATTCATTCGCAAAACTCAATCTGGAGCAAACCAACTTGAGGTTGACTTTATCTTAGAAGGCGGCAAGACATTCCACTGGAGTACAAACGTACTATCAGGTGATGAGAAAGGTAATAAGTCTACATGGACTGTTACTGAAAAGCACAAATGGAACCTTGCTAATGGATTCAAACTTGGACAAGAGGTAACTCTACCAGGCGTAATTGAAATGGCATCATTCCTAACAGCTATTGACACACTAGATCCAGGTGGAGTAGAGGGTAAAGCTAAATATAAAGATGAGCAAATTGATGCACTTTGTATGACCGGTGTACAGGGAAAAAGACTTAAGCTTGGTGTGAACCAGGAAGAGTCATTATTTAATGGAGATGTGTTCATCAGAAATGCAGTTAAGTACTGGATGGATGCAGACGGAAAGAATAAAGAGGGTAAAGCTATCGAAGAGAGAGCTAGAAAGAACCTCGAAAAGAACCCGCTTAAGAAGCTTAAGATCAAGGGTGGTGCATCTGTAGGTACTCCTGCTGCAACAACTGCAGCACCTGCTGCGGGATCTGGTTGGTAAGCTATGGGAGAGGAGCACAAGATAGAGTTTATCTTTGTCCCTCCCTGCTTCGGCATTAGAAAACCAGAACTAGTAACGCTTAACAACGTTACGAAGTGGTGGAAATTCTTAAAAACGAAAATCAAGGATGAGTTCAAAGCTGAACTATCAGATTGGAGTTTACCAACCTGGGAAGAAAACCCGTATACCAAAGCTGAAATAGAATATACAATTCTACGAAACAATGGTTTTAAATTGGACAGCGACAATTTGGCCTTCACCTATAAGTGGCTTCAAGACCTTCTGGTTGAGAATAGCTACCTCATAGATGATGACCATACAAAAGTGATTTTAAATCCAACCCTTCTACATGTGGAGGGTTCTGTCGAGACCTCTGTACGTGTAGTAATAACACTTAAGGAGAGATATATTATGACAGTAAGTGAACTTAAAAACGTAGTACATAATCTACAAAAAGATCTTGATAATGTAGACGGAGATGGACATAAAAAGCCATCTTCAGCTAGAGTTCGCAAGGCACTTGGAGAAATAAAGAATGCTACGCCTCAATTAAGACGTGACCTAGTTGAACTAGATAAGAAATAGTCATGCAGTTTATGAAGGATTTAACACAAGCGGTGTTGGTTCTGATTGCTGCAGCAGTAGTATTTTCTGTAGGGTTTTACTTAGTTACTTTTATAATACCGTTACTTGTAGTTGTCGGAGTGATAGCTGCAATAATGGCAATAATAAAAGCTGATAGGGAGAGTTGATCTCTCCCATTCATTTATTGAATAACATCAAAGTTAAGAACATTTGTAGGAAGAATAGTTCCAACACCAATTAGATCACTAAAGACATTATTTATAAATTCTTCTTTCGTGATGTAATTAGAACCAACTATGTGATACGGAGTGTGACCTGGCTCTAGACCAAATGCCTCAGCAAGAAACAACGATCCGAAGAACGTAAGCGGATTGTGTCTTGCTAGGTTCAAGATTACTCTCTGTATTCTTGCACTATACGATACGAATGGTGTTATAAAGAATCTACCTGTGCCATCAAGAACCATTGGTGGTGCGAATGTATAATCTGGCATAAAGTCAGAAACCATTTGATTCAGCAATGCAATTTCTTCATCATTCATGTCAGCTTCTGTTTTTATAGAAGGACCTCTCTTCTTAATGCTTTCATATGACTCTGTAGATAAAGATCCATTCTCATGCATAGACTTGGCATACTCTACACCAAGCTTATTCCAGTTTGCAATAATATGATCACGATATATAATTCTTGACATTGCATCCGGATATGTTGTAGCAACGGAACCAAGACGAGTTAGGGTAGATGAAGGAGAGGCAAAGAATTCAGATAGATATTTTGCAACATCTTCATCTTTCTTTATCTTACCTATTCTCTCACCCATTATTGAAAGCTCTTCAGCTATAGGACCAAAGTTACCTTCTTTGTCTATCATTCCAGCAAGCTTACCAAAGAGATCTTCTACATTCCATCCAAATTTAGAGAAGGCAACAACAGCTTTATGTATATTGTTAGCTTCTCCTGTTGTGTTGTCATGAGTAAGCTTGTTAAATACCTTATCAATGTTACGCTGCAAACCAGTAATTGTGTCATAGTCTCTAGATATAATATCTGTAGTCAGTGATTGCATTACTCCAGCATTCATTGCCCCCATAAGTGGATGAGAAGCAAGCTTCTTCTCTACTATCTTAAGCTTATTCTCTGCAGATTTTGAACCACCTCTCGCCTGTATAGTAAGATCTACTTGTTGAGCTTTCAGCTTAGACATAGAACTCATCTGCTTAATGTTCTTTCTCCATCCATTTATTATAGTGACCGGAGATACACCATACGACATGAGAAGAGTAGTTGTTGATATCGCATCAAGAGTAACCTTTGCTGGGTTAACTATAATCATATGTATTTTCATTAGTGATATGGCTTGAGTAACTATCTCAAATGCCTTCTTGAGCTGTGGATTATTTGCAAAAGGAAGTGCTCTCTTATATCCAACTATCCATGGAGATATATCTTTACGAACAAGAGATATATCTGAACCAAACCCTTTTACATTACTAAGTTTTGCCGGTATAGGCTTGAATCTCTGTTTCACTTCAGCAGGAAGGCTACTATAGGTAACGCCCTTTTCAAGCGTTATGAACCAAGGTTCATCTTTTCCACGCTCAGTAGAGAACTTTATAGCTGCATCGAGATCTTGCTTGTTGTCTTTGCGAATGAGTGCTTTGAGATTTTGATTCTCTACTATCTCATCTCTTATTGCCTGAGTTTCACGTATCTTTTCGATATGTGCATATGAACGCAACAGTGTATGAGCTGGATTCTGGATAAGACCAAGTTTCTTCTTTGCTGACATAGGAATTACAACCTTATATGTTGTGTCTTTACCAGTACCAAACTTGATTAGATTCTGCATCTTGCCTTTAGGCTTAAATCCTTTTGGCATGAATGTATCGGTATTTCCATAGTCTATGTTGGTTCCGAAACCTTCCTGGAACTGCGTATCTCCAGTCTTCCTAGCCATCACAGCATATCCGTGGTTGTCTTCTGGCTCAATCAACACTTCCCACTCATTACCAACATCAAAAGAACCATTCTTCATATCTTCCTCAGCAACAACTTGCATTTGGAATGGCTCATCATAATACTCAAGAGTCATGTTTCCACGGAACTTCTTCTTATCGCCAGACTCATCATATGCATCAAGGGTAGTTCTATGTAGAGCTAGAGATGTCTGAGCTAGTTTCTCGAACAGTTCAGATCTATTCTCTCTTATGTCCATAAGAATGTCTTGTGCACTTTTAACCTTTTGAAGTGAATACAATGCAGACAACTGTTCAACATTTGCTATTCTTGAGGATGTAGTACCTTCTTGGTATATATTGTAGTAATCACCAGTTGCTTCACCATCCATATATAGGTTTGCAAAGTTCTTAGCAGTTTCCACATCATCTTTTGGTGCAATACCCTCAAGTCTTGATATCTCTTTGTTTATACTAGTAGTTCCATCTGCAATATCAAAGAGTATACCGTCATGTCTAACAAGACCAAATATTGGAGCAAGTGCAAACATATCATTTAATTTTATTACATCATCTTTGCTCATTCCTGACATCATGTTGTCTAGCTTTGTAATCTCAGTTGATGTTATCTTACCGTGGTTCTGATTTGCTTTTTGAAATATTCTTGCCATCTTGTGCATGATATCTCTTTGCTTTAGGCTAGAAGGAACAAGATAATTCTTGATTTCCTGCATAGTCTCGCTGTCCCATACATCGGTAGTTGTCTTACGCATGTCTCTATAGATACTTGATACTTCAGAAAGCTTCTTGTCTACTGCCTTAGCACCTAGCTTAGCAATCGACTGTGCTTTCTCTCCAAAGTGTTCATACAGTAGGTCAGCAACAAGTGAGTTGGACTCTCTTATCATTGAAGATATAGGATCTGAACCAACATAACTTGAGTCAGCATTCTGATCATACTTCAGGGCCTCTTGAACTTTACTTCTACCTTGAGATCTAGTCTGCCCAGCATCAAGAGTACCATAGTCTTTTATATCTCTCTTCTTTGTATTTCTGGTTACTGAGTCATTACGCTTTATGCCGGCAGCCATAATTCCGTGAACAGCTTTCTTGAGCAACTGTGAATCAAGATTCTTGTCTATAACATCCTTTGAACTTACTCTTGAGATTCTTTTTTTAATCTCATTCCACAATCTAACAACTGCTGTCTTCATTTTAGAACCGGTATTCTTGTTAGTATATTTATCTATAATTGCATATATCTCTTCCGCAGCTTGTGGCTCTGCAATAAGTATTGCTTCAAGCTCAGCTATCTGCTCAATCTTTGATGGTCTAGTTAATGCGTACTCAAGTCTTTCTGCACCCTTAGAACCATCATTCTCAATGAAGTCCATAAATCCTTTCTTGCCAAGCAAGTTAGCAACAACTTTTAAATATTTAACATTGTTGTCCTTCTTCCCTGGTGCTGAGTTGATGTATGCTGCAGTACTAAAGTGTACAATCTCATGAGAAACTGCTTCCTCTTCGGAGAGTCCAAGCATGTGTGCTCTATCCTCAGAAGCTACAATTACCTTATCTTCAGGTGTATAAGAAAAATCTTCACCTTCTTCAAGAACCTCATCCATATTATTGTTATCA